AAACAGTATTTTTTAAAAATAATTTTGTATACATAAATCCAAAACATTTTTTCGCTATATAATGAAGGAACACATTTTCAAAACAGCCGTAATCGTTTTTTATTTTTCGACTTGCTGCCGTTATTTATAGGAACATATGTTCTCATAGAGGATCAAGGTATGGGGATAGGCTCAAAAATAGTACCAATGCGCGCGTGTACGTTTTTATTTTTTATAAGCGAAGCGACGGCAACCCCCCCCCCTTCCCTCCTCACATACTCACTACCTTAAAAAACGTTTTCATGTTAATGTGTATATAACAAAAGGAGGAATCAACATGAACGAACAACACTTAATTAACCAAAAGTTACAAAAGTTGGAACTAGAAATACGAGATTTCCACCATCTCACCCTCCAACAACTCGAACAACGAACCAATATTCCTCAGATAATCTGGTCAAACCACCTAAACAAAGAGGACACAAGACAGCGCATCACCCAAAGACTAAACGAGGACATTGAGATAGCTCATCGTGCGTCCTTACACGCATTAACAAAAGAAGCACAAAAAGGAAACATTCAAGCCATCAAAGAACTAAACCAACTTTCAGGAATCTTAAACCAAAACAACACCAAGCAAATCGTAACACACTACATCCCCCGACCCACCCACAAAACAGAGGAGGTAACAACACAGCAGGGGGAGGTAACGGAAAAATGAAAAAAGAAAAACAAAACCCAACATGCCACAACTGTAAACTCAGAGAACTAACCAAACCAAAAACAGAAGAACACAAAAAGCAACCGACCTATTTAGAATGCAGAGGTTGCGGCGCAATCCATTTAACTTACGAACCATTAGAACACCAACGCCAGTTCCACCAAACAGAGCAAACCCTAAACCCAGACGGAACTCCAAAAACCCAAATTATAGGAGTTTTCGGAGGTTACGGCAGCGCCAAAAGCAGAGCAACCCTTCAAGAGATTTTTCTTAGAGCGTTAAACAACCCAGGAGGAACAGGACTTCTAACAGCACCAACCCTCTTACAGTTAAAGCGCACAACGATCAAGACGTTCTTAAACGAGATCGTACCGCCGCCGTTAATCAGAAGTTACAACAAAGCAGAAGGTGAAATACAATTAGAAAATGGATTCACGTTTTATTTAATCCCTAGCGACGACGAGGAAAAACTCAGATCACTAAACGCAGGACTTTGTCACATCGAAGAAGCCAGCGGTATTTCAGAAAGTATCTACACCCAAATTTTAACAAGGATGCGTGACCATGCGACCAACGATAAATTGATTATTGTTTGTTCTAACCCAAGTTTAGGTTGGATCAAAGACGTTTTTTACGACAACATCGCACGTAAGAACCCAAAGCACCCAGAGCACGCAAGGCACAACCCTGCGATCACGACGTATATTTGGAAAAGTTATCAAAACCCTTACTTGCCAAGAGATTTCATAGATAACATCAGCAAAGGCAGAGCAGATTGGTGGATTAAAAGATACATCGATGGAAGTTTCGACCAAGTAGAAGGAGCAGTCTATCCGCGAATTGGGGAATGTATTATCCCATCACAAAAGGTAAGCGATAAATGGGAGCGCGCTGTAGGTATTGACGTTGGGCTTAGAAACCCAACAGCCCTTCTGATCGCGGCAATCGATGAGCAAAAAGGCGAAGTTCACATTTTTAAGGAATATTATAAGGCAAACACCCTTGTGCCAGAACACGCACGAAACATAAAAGCCATTTTAGAAGAAGAAAAGGTAACAGCAGGAAACACACGGTTCATGGTAATCGACCCAGCCGCTGGAAATAAGACCGATCCGATCAACGGTAAGAGCATACAGGGATTGTACCAAGAGTACGGACTTTACTTTAGCCCAGCAAACAACAACATCGATGCAGGGATTTTGAAAGTAAATGCCTACATTGAGTTAGGTAAACTCAAAATTCACGACACTTGTCCAAATTTAATAAGAGAATTGCAAAATTATCAGTACCCAGATGTAGAAATGGAAGCAAAAGACAAGAACTTAAAAGAAAAACCAATCAAAAGCCACGACCATGCGGCAGATGCACTGAGATACCTTCTCATGAGACTACCAGACGACCCTAACAACTTAAAAACTTCTAGCTATAAACCGCCAGATCGTTATATAATAAATGAATATGAGGAAGAAGAAGGGCAAAACAGGGATTTTTTAAGTTACATCTAAATAAATAAGGACAAAATAAGGACAGAAAGAGGACAAAAGCATGGCGACACCCAAGAAAAGGTATAAATACACGTTTTTATATCAAGACGGAACGTACATCACATACGAATTAACAAAAGAAGATTATGAAAAGGTGTTACAACGCGCACACACGGAAGGTGTTGCGGTAATTTCCATCGGTTTTGTAAATCTACAAGGCATCCGAAGCGTGATTGAGCAAAAAGAGGAAGAAGAACAGGAAATAGAAGTTGAACAATCGCTAGAAAACATTCCAGTTTTAGATCAAGAGAGTTATGAATGGCTAAAATCATATGTTGGAGGGGATAAATAATGGATCAAGAGGAAATGAAAGACCGAAAGCTAGATCGAGATTACAAAACATTGAGCAGGATTCAAAAGTATTACACGCGATTCATTAACGCAGAGAATGCAGTATCGATAAAACACGATAAATGGCGTGTTTTAGATATGTTTGATCGCGGTCAGCAATGGGAAAATGCCAACTTACCGCCGTGGGTTCCAAAACCTGTAACCAACTTCATTAGATATTTCCGCACACTTAAGAGAGCAAACCTAGCAAGTGCAATTCCTTCAGCTAATTTTTACCCAGAACACCCTGTCGATGTGGACTTAGTGCAGAAGTTACAAAAAGCATATGAACACGTTTGGCACACCGAAAAAGTGGAGCGAACAGTGCGCAGATGTATTGACCGTGCAATCTTGCAGGGAACAGCGATTGGTTATGTTTACAATGATGATACGTATATAGGCGGTAAATACTACGGTGAAGAAGACCCTGAGAACCATCTGTATGTTGGGAAAATTTGCGTAAAGCGGATTCCAAACGGTAACTTCTTTCCAGACCCTAACGCCTATTCCTTAGATGAGTGTAAGTTCATTGAGATTACAGAAGTTCTTCCGCTTGAAGAAGTGAAGAATATTCCAGCTTATAAGAAGTATGCAGGGAAAAAACTACAAGACGTTGTGTCGGCTGATTTAGATTTCGATACAGACGCTTCAGGTGATTTCTACCAACGTGCAAATACAAAACTGAATACATCATTAACCAACGTGAAAGGAGATGAGTTGGTAACGGTTCATACACACTGGGAACGTTACCTAAACAGTGATGGTGTTTGGCAAGTTGATGTTAGTTATTATTTGCGTAACAGCGATTTCTTCCTTCTTCGCATTGAAGATGTTAAACCAAGCCAATACCCGTTCGCTGTCCTCTACGATGAGGAAGAAGAAAACGACTTTTGGGGTCGATCAACGTGTGAAGATGTACTTGATAATTCGCGCATCATCAATCGCACGGCGCAAACGGCGGCAATTTTGGCAACGCTACACCAGAACCCTCAAAAAGTTATTTGGAAAGAATCAGGAATTAACGCACAAGAACTAGCGAAAACAGGGAATTTGCCAGGTAAGACCATGACAAGTAACGTCCCTGCAAACCAAGCGGTGAATTACATCAACCCACCTGAGATTTCACGAAGCCTTTTCGAAATCGAAGATCGTTTGAAAAACGATATGCGTGAGATTGTTGGTGTAACCGAAGCATACACAGGACAATCGGTAGGCAGTCTAACCACATCAACAGGGGTCAACTCGTTGATCGAACGTTCATCCGTTCGCGATAAAGATAAGATGGTTCAGATTGACGGTTTCGTAGAACGCATTAGTTACTTGATTGCACTTAACATCATGTACGGTTGGGATCGCGCTCGTCCGATTATGACGATTCAACCAAACGGAAAACCGCGTTACGATGTGTATGAACCTGTCGATCCGCTTACAGCAGATAACTTGGAGCTTCGTGTTCGTTCAAATGTTTATGCTCGCGCACCGATTAC